CATTTGCCTTGATGCTAAAATAATTGAGTCTTTATTATTATGAATTGAGTCTATCATTTCCTTCTGATATTCGTACAATTCCATCGGCACCGTGCCTTTTGTGGGGTGCTGCACCTTGACGTATTTTTCGATAAAATAAATTGGATCATCCATGCAGCGCTTTAACTCCATGATATTCTCTGGAGTATATTCCATTTCCTTAAAAGCGCGTTTGATCTGTGAATCAGGCATTTCTTTTTGGTTCCCAAATAAATTCTTTTGTAAGTCTTATAGATTCTTCACTTAACAAAATTTCAAAATGATTTACGGGCAATTCTTGTTTTCGGGCGCCTCTTAAGGCGTGTTGGCTCGCAACAGAAACAATCCCATCATTTGGTTCTCGCATGATAGGTAATGTTCCAGTAGTACTAATCAAATTAAGCGTTGGAACAATCGCGCCCTTATTTTGTAAATTCATAATCACATCTGAATATTGACTCAAATCATTTAAAAATCTATGTTCAGGATGAATCCATTTCAAAATATTTGCAGCTTTAGACCCACCAAATGGGCTCGCTAAAGTTACTATTTTTTCAATTTTATAATTTGCGGCATTCCGATGTTGTGACATCAATACCGCAATAACTCCGCCGAGTGAATGACCAATTATAGATATTGGCGTGTTAACTGGCAAGGAAGAATGAACAAAGTTTAATAATTCTGGAATCGTGTGTGTTGGTTCATATTCGATATGATTCACATTATGTTTTGGAAGCATTTTTTCAAAATATGAAAAAGATAAACTGGAGCAGTTAGCGCCATGTATGTACCAAATTTCTTTTCTTTTCGCCATTTTTAATCTTCTGTTTTTGGCGGTTCGTTATCAGTTCTTAATGCCTTCAGAATTGAATTCCTATCAGCAACAATTAGATTGTTATTGACAGTTTTAGGACCGTTGTTGTAAGGAACGAATGCTTGATTTCTTTTTATTCTATCTGACTTTGTTCTTGATTTTACTGCCATCGCGTTCAACGCAATATTTAGATATGTTGCTGCAACTTCGGCCGTTCTAGCCGCATATCGTGGATCTACAATTTCAACCATCTCTGCTTGTTGTTCAAATGCTTGAATTGCCTTATCATATACCTGAGTTATATTCTCATCAATCTGTTTATCTTCTTCGTCTTTATGATCTGGCGGTGGTTCTGTTTGTTGTGTTGTAGCTGGCAGGTTTGATTCTGAATTTATTTCGGTTGGTACAAGCTCGTTATGTTCTTGATTATTTAATGCATCGAAGTATTCACCAGTCTCTAAATTAAAAACTTGTTCTAACGGATGTTGGCGTGATGTCATAAGAACTCCAGTATTATTGCGCATTTACTATTTACTGTTGACACCACGCCGTCATCATATTTGGATAATTTGGCGTCTTTTATTCTTATCTCAATTATTCTTTTACGCCTTACGCCTCACTCTGCTTTTTAATCAGATCTACATTTCCAAATTTACGGTAAAAAGCTATTGAGTAATCAAATGCCTTTTTAAATTCTTCTGTTCCTTTTTCATACCCATGAGCAGCTAATTCCTGCTCAATATGGCGAACTAGCGGCATCTCTGCTTTTAGCAACTCAGGAGCATCTTCCATTTTATCTGATTTTTCGAGTTCATCAGCACATGAAACATCTTCATCTTTATAATTTTCTGCAGTCGGTTGAACGGCTCTGGTCTGAACAAATTCCTCTGAGCCATCCGAAGCACGTTTGCCCCATTTTAGTGTAGTTGCCACAGGAGCCCGTTTCTGTTGAGCGCGAGCATCTGCTATGTCAGAGTGAATGTTGCCAGTAACTTTACCATTGGCCATAACTAAACACCAGCCTTCTTCGGGATCTCCTGTTCCTTCTTTTACAGGATCCCAAACACCTGCCATACGCGCATCGCGTTTTGAAATAGGACCGGCGCCGCTATGATAAACATAAGCATCTGGACCGCGTTTACCAATACGAGCTTTACCGCCCTTAGAAATAATATATTTTGCGAATTTTTGAGCATCACGTACGCCCATAAACATCTCAGTATATTCACCAACGTTAGCGCCTTCATATGGGCTTTTATGAATGACAACTGGCAAATCTTCCATTTCTTTATAATTTTCTAAAACACCCTTGACGTCCCATGTTTTATGACAATGGTTACATTCTTTTTCATGATCGCTATACGTTTTAATGTCGGCGCTATGGCAGCCCGGGCATAATTCTTTCACAAATTTGACATCTCCAATTGTTTCGATCTCTCCGCAAACAACTGGGTTGCCATGGGCGTTTTTCTCAGCTTCAGCATGAGTTTTATAACTTGCCAAAACACGACCATCATGAACAGAAACAACATGGTGCAAATGAGATTGGCTGCTTTCGAACAATTGTATTAATTTCATTTTTAAATTCCAA